TCCGCAATTACACGCAAGAAAAAACCGCCATCAGGCGGCTTGGTGTTCTTTCAGTTCTTCAATTCGAATATTGGTTATGTCTGCATGTGCTATCTGCGCCCATATCATCCAGTGGTCATAGCAGTCATTGATGTTCTCTGCTTCGATAACTCTGTTGAATGGTTCTCCATTCCATTCCATTCACCTGTGACTCGGAAGTGCATTTATCATCTCCATAAAACAAAACTCGCCGTAGCGAGTTCAGATAAAAGAAATCCCCGCGAGTGCGAGGATTGTTATTCATTGTCGATATTTACATTTATTTCGAATATCTTTACTGGGTAATCGCCAAAGTCATATGTTTTTTATTCTGTTTTATAAGCACTACCAAGTACTGCTTATTACAAATAAGAAAAGGCTGAAAAAAATATTTAAGGCCACAACTGTGGCCCTAAATTTACTTACGGCACTGCGTTAATCAGATTACAAATACCTCTTTTGGCAGGGTCTGAATTCAACTTCTGAAAATTGGCGTTCAACATAGCAGTGTGTAAGTGATTCTCAACCTCAAAGAATAGGTCGATTTTGCCCTCTTTGGCTGCCTGTTTCTTCCAAACATTCACTTGGTCATCAGCAATACGACTGGCGCAAGTGAACAAGAACGAACTGCCTCTAGGAATGGATGTCGTGCTGTAATACTCACCATCTACTTCTACATATTTAGCTCGGAATGACTCTAAGGTTAGCTCATTGCCGTTCTTGACCGACTTAGCTTCTGCCTTACTTGTTTCTTCCTGCTCTTCAGAATGTTTCTGCGCCGACGTGGGTATCTCATTGGCCGCTGTTACGCTGACTGAACTCCCCAAACCGTTGAGGCCATTAATTTGGATAAGATAAGCCAGCTCCAGAGCCTTATTATCAGTGAGTTTTCCACGCATATTTACCCACTGACGTTGAACCATTTTTAGGGTGTCTGCGTTCTCTGGGTTTTCTTTGAGGGCACTAGAATAGGCAGAGCTAAGCTGTTCGTCTAATTTTGACAGACGTTCGTTATCGCAGATTTTATGTTCGATTGCTGTCGAAGCCTTTTGGCAGTCAAAGCTGGCTGCAAATGCACCCGGCGATGCCACTAACAATGATGCCAGTAGGATATTTTTCATATTCACTCCATAAATACAAAAGCGCATTACTATAGCACTTAACCGATCGCTTATCTCGCCCGTTCGTCATTCTTATCTAACCAGAACATGCGGCTGCCACAGCACATGTCGAGGATCGCTGCATGTCCAGTCACCGGTTGCCTCCTTTGCGCAATATCGCATTCAGATATTTGTTTTGATTCACTGATGGAAACGAGTTTCGCTTAAGTAATTCCTCTCTCGATGGCATTGGCTTTACGCGTTGGCGAATAATCATTTCTGCCGGAAGAATGCCGGGATTGTATGCAAGTCCTCTCATGATTTACTCTCAACGAACTGGTCAATAGCCATGCTAAGTGACATACCTAAAGTTTCGATATGCTGCTGAATATCCTGTAGCGTCTGCGCCTGAGATAACAGGATTTCACGGTTGCATAACTCTTTAACCAGATGCTCAAACTTGCTGTAATAACCGATACGACTTAGTGTTTCTTTCCCTGCATTCTCGCCTTCTTTGATAATTCCTCTTTCGCTAAGAATCAGATCGTGTTTGGTTCCGGTAATAACGTATTTTCCGAGGTCGATGTTTAGCTTCATTGTTAATTATTCCATGTTAATTTATTCGTATGCCTGCTCTTTCTTCATCGAGTTTTTTTAGCTTGTATCGCATAGCCCTTACTGAATAAATTGAGCGGCAGGTTGCAATTGCTATTTCTTCTGCGGAGAACTTACCGAAAAGTGATACTTCGGCTCTTGTCCAGCGTCTTCCACGAAGTCGGCTAACAATGTCAGCTCCAATCCTTGTTGCTTTCGCCATTACTGCTTTTTCAGTCCTTTCCAGTTTTTCAGCGATAACTTCAACTGGCATTGTTGCCGCTACTTCGCACAAGAAATCGACTTCCCATTTCTCCCATGGAGTCTTTTTCATAGTCGATACCGTTATTTGATAAGAAGTGAAGGTTTCCCAACTTTGAGTTGAGCGCCGGGGATATTTATTCCTGCTTTTAGTTGGTGTTTGATTGCCAGTTTGTCGGCTTTAATTGTCGTTTCAAACTCAACGTATTCAGGAGGAAGGGCGCTTGAGTCGATGATTTCTACAGTTTCTGACGGTTTGCGGATTGTTACTTGGTGAATACCTGCTCGAATCTTTTTCTTGCCAACCATTTCAAGCGATGACGCTATATACGCCATAATGCTGTCAATCTTATTTTGAATTACTGCGGCTCGTTCATTCAGTGACTTTGCCTCGTCCTTGAGGCGTTCAGCATAACCAGATTCATTTTTAATAATGGCGAGAAGTTGCTCTATTTTATCGGTAAATTCTCCTTCCATTCCTTCTATTGTGTCAGCAATCATCTCTGGCTCTAAATCTGAATCCATCAATTTTGCGTATTCATTGGCTATTTCATATAGTTTGCTCACTGGCAACCTCCAGTTTCGCTTTGCATTCTATGTAAATGGCTTGTACGTTCTGCTGCAATTTCATTCCAGATGTCAGGCGATATGCTTCTGCAAAATATCGCTTCAAATCATCCATGTTTTCTGCCTGAGCCATTTCATCACAAAGAAGTTGTGCTTTTTCCATTATTTCCTGCTGGCGTTTCCGTTCATCTTCGCGGATATCTTCCTCTGATTTGTGCGGCATAACTGGTTCCTGATGCATACCTTCATCTTCGTTAAGCAGGTGAATGGCATTATCCAGTCGCTGGGCTTTAGGCCAGTATTTGCTGGCGCGTTTAACTATGGTTTTACGCGCCATCTCTTCCCAGAATGTCTTCCACGGTCCATTCTTTGCCTTGCTCGTTGCTTCCACAGCTTTAATTTCTGCCAGACTCATTTCTTCAGTCAGGTAGTCACCATCTGCTGTTTTAACCGTGCAATAACCTCCAACAATAGAGCCTCGCTCACCAAATGCGTTGTATTTGTGGGTTGGTGCTGAATCAAGGCCATTTGATTCATAGGTGTCGTTTGAGTATCAAAGGCGCATGTGATCAGCTACGGCGCTGGACATACGCTGGCGGTAAGCAATGGAAAGGGCTGATGACTCGCCGCGAGATTGAGCGTGAAGTCTGTTTGTGGGGGCAACAATGAGCAGAGTAACCGCGATTATCTCCGCTCTGGTTATCTGCATCATCGTCTGCCTGTCATGGGCGGTTAATCATTACCGTGATAACGCCATCACTTACAAAAAGCAGCGTGATAAGGCCACATCCACAATCGCTGACATGCAGAAGCGTCAACGTGATTTAGCTGAACTCGATGCCAGATATACAAAGGAGCTTGCTGATGCTAACGCGACTATCGAAAGTCTTCGTGCTGATGTTTCTGCTGGTCGTAAGTGGCTGCACGTCAAAGCAGTCTGTCCGGACAAGCATAAAACCACCGCCGCCTCCGGCGTGGATGATGCTTCCAGCCCCAGACTTACTGACACCGCTCAACGGGATTATTTCGTTCTCAGAGAGCGCATCGAAACCATAACTAACCAATTGAATGGCCTGCAAGAGTATGTGAGATCACAGTGTTCATATTAGAAAAGTCTTATCATAAGATTTTTGTATATGGATGCATTATGTCTCAATACGCGCGCGCCGCTTTAATTGCTTATTATTTGGTTGCTGATAATTCAATATCCCCTCGTGATGCATGGGATGCTGCTGTCGCTGAGGTTACAGAAAGCGAATCGGCAAGAAAGAAGGGATGCCCAAGGGCAACGTTTCTCGCTCTGGCGGATAGCGGTTATCTGAAGAATGTAAAACCACATCATGGGGAGAAAAAGATCGGTAAGTTGTACCAAAGGGCAATTGAAGTTGCGAATCTGATTCTTGATTTACCCGGAATTAGCAAAGCTGAGCTAGTTGATAAAACTTGCTATAAAGACAGGCAAGGGGCTTATGACATTGCTCTAACTCTCGCTCAGTGCGGATTACTCCAGCGTCCTCAATAAGATATTAAGTGATTTATGGCCTCGCTTTTAGCGGGGCTTTTTCATATCTGAATCTCACCATGCATATCATCACCTGACTGGAACGTCAGGAGAATTCGTTACGGGGATTCGATAAAGGTATTCAAGCCTGACACATTATGCGCTGTATCGTCGCCGTATTCCCGCATTAACCATGACCGTAGCCCGACGGGGAATTCCTTCTGCGCGAGTGTGCGGGAATAATCAAAAACGATGCACACCGGGTTTTTACCGCGTTTATGATTCGCGGGTTTGTCCCTCATGCTCGCCAGTCCTGTGCGGGGGTGGAAGAAACAGGACGTGTATTCAGGTCTGTGCGACCGTGGTCGCACGACTTTGGTCGTTCAGATATTAAATCCCATTGCGAAGTAAACCCGAATTGCTGGCGGGTCCTTTCCGGCAATCCAGAACGTTACGGGGCGGAAGGCGCGCGGGTTTTCGCTATTTATGAAAATTTTCCGGTTTAAGGCGTTTCCGTTCTTCTTCGCCGTAACTTAATGTTTTTATTTAAAACACCCTCTGAAAAGAAAGGAAACGACAGGTGCTGAAAACGAGCTTTTTGGCCTCTGTCGTTTCCTTTCTCTGTTTTTGTCCGTGGAATGAACAATGGAAGTCAACAAAAAGCAGCTGGCTGACATTTTCGGCGCGAGTATCCGTACCATTCAGAACTGGCAGGAGCAGGGAATGCCCGTTCTGCGGGGTGGTGGCAAGGGTAATGAAGTGCTTTATGACTCTGCCGCCGCCATAAAATGGTATGCCGAAAGGGATGCTGAAATTGAGAACGAAAAGCTGCGCCGGGAAGTTGAAGAACTGCGGCAGGCCAGCGAGACAGATCTCCAGCCAGGGACTATTGAGTACGAACGCCATCGACTTACGCG